ATATAGCCTTTGTTATCGCAGACTGTTTACAAAACTGCTCAACATTATCACTTAAAGAAGCGATCATATCTTTAGTTAAATATTCTTTTTTGTACTCTTTATTAAACTTGGCATTAACGGCATCCACATCTGGAAGCGCATGATACTTTTCGTAATAGTCTATAATAAATTTTACAATAGGTTTCAATGTTTCTTCAAAGTAATCATGCTTAATAATAGCAACACATCTTGTAAAGGTGTCATTAGATGACAAAAGCCTTTGGATCATCAAATCTTGTTCTTTTAATTTCAAATTGAACTCCAGTTTTTAAGTATCATATCGAACTTATGGATTTAAATCAAGAATTTAAATTTTTTTCTATGTCTGTTACAGGAGATACTATCTTATTTGGTGATTCTTTTTTAAATTCTTCTAATACAGATTTAGTATTCTTCATTTGGAATCTTCTATCGGTTTCCAAATAAATCCAAGAGTTCTTGAAGCTAGACCATCTATACAATCTAGCAGGTATGTCCTTACCAACATGATCGTAAGTTACTCTATGATAATCGTTGTCTTTTGGATTCGTAGGGAAGGTCGGACCTTCAGTGTATGGTAATCCATTTGGTGGTAGCGCGTCTACACCTTGTACTTTTCTAATTCTATCAAATCTCTCAAGATTCATATTATTTTGTTTAGAAAATTGTAATAGTTCTTCAGAGAGTTTGGGCGCTTCAGCATAATCTATTCCTTCTTGCGGAACTCTTGTATTTGCATCTGCTTCTATAGTTTGCCTAATATTATGCAAATCTTGATATTTTTGATTGTTGCCATCATTTATATCAAATAATCCAGAAGAATCTACTGTTGGAGTAAGTTTGCCATATATATCTTGTGTTTCTTGACTTGCCAATGCTTGCGAACATATTAATCTCTGCAATGTCGGAACCCAAGTTGGAGTATAACTTGTAGAACTCCAAGCAACATCTTCTACTTCTAGATATTTGAGAACAGGTCTTAAATCTGGTGTATAAGTTGTTTCACTAGGAAGTTGGATAATATCACCGACTACAAATGGTCTCCCTAATCTAGTTAAGACTTGCTGAAAACTTACTTCAATAACATATTTGTTAGTATTAAACAAACCACCAAATTGAGTTACATTCATTGTGGTATCGGGCGGTGTATATGAGCCTTTCAATTTGATAGATTTTTCATCATAGTCTCTATCTCTATTTTCTAATAAAAGTCTATCTTGAATATTTGAAACTGCAGTATCTTCATAATCAATTAATTGTAAAGCTTGTACTGACCAGTAATCATCCTTTCCGCCATTGAACAAAAGAGGTCTGATTCTCCAATATCTGGAAGGAACTGATTTTTTAACATCTAATGTTACTAAACCATCACAATCTGGTATATTTAATACAGAAACACCAAACCAGTCTTTTCCATTGCTTGATCGTTCCAGTCTGATTTTAGTCGCTCTATTCTTTTTATCACACCCCTGCTTTATTTTAATTTTAGTAACATCTTTTTTTATAAAAGTGTCTATTCCATATCGTTCTCTACCATTACTAAGATAGATAGGTCCAAAATCATAACCAATAAATGCGGATGTGATTACAGCGTTCCCAGTCTGCTTCGAGCGCCATTCTGTAATAAATTTATCAAATGCGTTTATTGCCGGAAAATTCGGTAAATCGCCATTTGAAATAGCCATACCTAAACCGACTTGATCTACCAAAGACCCCTGTTCATGCACACCTAAAAGACGATGAACGTTTATGTCAGCACCGCCAATGTTTAAATTCTCTTCTATGATATTAGCTATCAAACAATATTCTGGACTGTTCACCATGTCCCAGTAATTGCATATAGCAGACGGTGGACAATTTAAGCCTTGGGGTGTTTTTACACAGTTTGGACCTGTAGAATTTTTGTCAGGGTCATCAATTATTGGTTTTCCAGAGTCATCAAGTTTGCAATCCCCCGCAGAATTAATAGGGTTTTTGTCTACAATGCCACAATCAGCATCCTTCTTGATTTGGTCGTCGGGTCCGAAACCGCATGGTAAACAACTATTTGCCATATCTTATCCAATAATAAATTGTGATCGCATACCATGATCTGGTAAGTTTTGCATTGCAGGGTCCATCAAGTCTTCCATTAACTGAGCCTTTTCAGATTCACCCTGAGTTATTAACTCTTGACTGTTCAAAGTAGTAGAGCCGTTCGGTCCCGGAAGTGTCTGGAACTTACCTCTAATCTGAGCAAGCATTAATTTACACTCTGCTATTCCCCAACTTCTAATCCATGTCACAGTATTTCTATCTGTTAATAGCTCTTGTTCCGTTCTTTCGATTATCGCATCAACTAAAATTCTTTCATGATTTTTAACAATTTGAGTTATTTTTAATTCTCTGCTGCGTTCTTTCCAAGAAAACATAAGATTAGCCGCAAACATTTCTTCTAGTTGTTCAACATACGACGCGACTAAATGAAAGCTAAGCAAGTCGAATGTTCCCATACTGTACAAAGATTGTAATGCTGCATATGCGTGAATATCAGTTTGAAATACACTTGTTCTAAATGCGCCCGATCTTACTCTATGGAGTGAATTAATGCTTACAATCTTGTTAAATCCGACGCATTTATCGGTCATAATATAAGTTTGTTGATTAGGTTTCAAATCCAAAAAGAACCAAACCCTAGTAGTTGCATACCCAGAGTATTTTCTAAGGCGATTCAATGCCGAATCAATCGCGCTATCTATTTGCTCTTTGGTTAATTCTACCTGTACTGTAGGATATCCAAGGGCTTGTCTTATAATCTGATGTAAATCTCTTCTTTCGTCTGGACTGCCATCGGTTCCCACTCCCAAATGGTTAATCATAGAACCGGCCTCTAAACGAGATGCCCCACGAACCGGGTCAGTATAAATTATTGAAGGTCTTAAAGATGCCATCAGGCTTGAACCCTCTTCCACAACTTCAATCCCGTACTTACAGCCCTTATCTTTGGTGAAGAAAGATAGTTTCGACCTAACATCAGTGACATACATTTCAGGAACTACCATCTCAACATATATTAGTGGGAGTGTTGGAACCCACTGAACACCATTCCATTCTAACAATATTTCATCTACACTATTATACCATTTAGTTCCAACTGTTGGGACTAGTGGTGTAGTTGAATATTCAACTATGTTCCATTGCGATCCATCAAATCTTTTCAGAGAAGCATTACTAACTCTGTACCAGAATGTATTTACATCAATATCTGCAGGATTAAATGGTGCGGTTGCAATCGAAATACCATTAAACTGGTTTCCGTCCCAGATATTCCATGATAAACCATCAAACCATACACTACCAACTGGTAGATCGGCTGGATTCAAATCGGTTCTAATTGGTTTTATAACTGCACATTCCGTGCCTATAACCTTTTTAAATTCGTCAGTTTCTGGGTTATACCAGACTGCACAATCTGGTAAATTATTTGGGTCTGTTGGGTCTGAATCTGATTTATAAAAAGATGCAACCAAAGTCCAAGCCTCATCTACGGCATCCCAAACAAAAAGATCATCGGCTGATGTGGCAGTGTTCCACCACAAATCACATGACGCCCTATCCCTAGGGTCTGATGGATATGATACAATCAACTGTTCTATCCATTGTGTATTACTTATATTTCTTCTAAACAATTTCTGCTGTGAAGGAATGAACCAAAAAGAATTTGCAGCAGGATTATCAAGTTCTCCTTCGGCATTCGGTTCAGAATATCTAGTTGATGATAGGATATTCCACGTACCCCCAACGAACTGTTTGACTTTCTTTTCTGTTTCATCATACCAAAAATCTCCAGTATTCAAGTTATTAGGGTCAATACTTGATACTAGAACTAAACGATCATCCCATTTCTTCAAGGAATGATTCCATGAATAAAATTCATTGGTTTTAGTATTAAACCAATATGAACCACAAGACGGATCGACGCCCAGCAGTGGGTTTCTTTCTTGTGTATACAAGCATAGTTTACACCAATGATTTCCATCCCACTTCCAAATTTGAGTACCATCGTACCAATACGTATCGCAGTTTAAATTGGTAGGGTCAGTAGGATAGTTTATATAGTCTATTTGTACCCAACCGGCAATTCCGCCCCACATGTACAAATCTTTAGTCGCTGTGTTATACCAATAATCTCCAGTAGAGGGGGCTGAAGGATTAAATGGACTTACTACCAATTTTTGTTCAATATTGTTATAACCATTCCAAGAATATAACTTATAATTTGTTACATCTAAATAATAAGAACCAATCGATGGAGGTGTCGGTGAAATATATGGATTTTCTAAAGTCATGAATCCATAGTTTATCTCTTTAACTAGGTCTTCATATGTTATACCATCTTCACCGTCAATAGATATATCATATTGCTTTCTATTAACTCTGACTCTTAGTGTATAATTTTGTCCACTTTGTAGTCCTGTTTCTTCTACTATTTCTACGGCTGGAAATCTATCCAACAAAATATCATGATACGCCGCTTTATCTTCAGTTGTAGTTTCTTGTTGTGCAGTAGGTAAAGAATATGCATGAACACCTTGTGTATGATATCTGGCAACATTATCTACTGCATATGCTGAAACAAAATATGCAGTTTTAGGTTTAACATCTGTAACTATTAAAGATGTAGTTGTTGTGTCATGATAAAAAGCTCCAACAACCCTTGCACTATCAATTTTGTCACCAACGTGCAACTCTGCGGAAAAAGTTGGATCACTATTGTAGTATTTGCCATTAACTGGTGATGTGCTAAGATAATTCGCGGGTTTGCTATCTACGGTAATTACAATACCGTCATAAACTGGTTTCTGCCCTGAAGCACATCCAGCAATGGAAGCGGGTATGTTCCAAGTAATTCTCCCTGTCTCATTTTCTAGTCGCTCAAATCTAACTGTTATTTGCTGGCCTTCCTTTTCTATCTGTAAAGGTGCATCTGCATGAATATCAAAAATACCCATTATTTTTCCTCTATTAGTTTCTCTTTATAGTATTTACCAGAAACACCCCAATCCAAATATTTAAAAGATTTTTCAGCATCTATTATTGTAGATACTGTAAGAATATTAATAGTTAGAAATAATGTATAAGTTCTAGCTTCGTTAGTTTCATATATCTTAGATGATGCTATACGATATATGTTTTCATATAGTAAATCAAAAGTATTACCCATCCAGAAGTTAAAATTGCTTATGGCAGACTCAGGAATTCCATCTGCATACATCAACTTATTAGCCGTTAATAATATTTCAGACATTTTATGTAGTGCTTCTGAAGTCCATCTTTCAACATCCCAGTCTTCCATGTCAGTTGACGCAAAATCAAAACTGACCTCTCTCACAGCATTAACATATTTAATCAAAATATCTCTAGATAGCTGATTTTTTACAGGTTTTTGTTTTTCAAAACATATTGAAGACAATTCAACCGATGCCAAATAAGATAAATTTGAAAAAATTGGATGTAATTTTAAACGTTCTTGAATTTGTTTTTTTCTTTTATTTTTAAACAAATTGAGAAACGACGAAAAGATACTATCCTTCATCCTATTAAGGATAAAATAAATAGA